ACTTCCGATTGGTGGTTCACTATCGGTATTCGCCCAAGTTTTACAAAGATTGCACATCTTTAATGTGATACCTTTTGGTCCATACATTCTTGCAAATGAGGACATTGCGAAATTAAATCTATTCTTATACTTCTTTTCCATGATTTAAATGTATTTCTGTATTATGAATTTTTGCAATTCCTATAACTGGAACTACTATTAAAGAATAGCACAAAATAAAGAGAAACGCATCGTTCTCCATAAGAGTTCTAACTACTGCTAACATTTTGTTTACCGCACAAAAAGATAGAGACAACTGCAGAAAAATAGTGCAGTCATCTCTATCTATTAGAATATAAATGGGTTGTTATACTTATGTCAGGGGTTCCTAATGAAAAAAATATTTTAATCCTAGAGATGTTCTGCCACCTTTGATTTAACATTACCTGGCGATAGTGATTGGAAAATTTTGGAGCAAACATCAATGGCATAAGGTGATCCATATACACCAGAGAAGATATAAGATATACCTAACTTAGAGCAATACAGCTCTAGTTCCTGACATTTTTTTATGTCACTAGTACTATGATCAATAATAATATCACCATCCTCAAGTAATGGTAGTAATTCATCAAGTATGTCTTCCGCCTTTTGCTCTGGGAGTGTAATCTGAAAGATGCCAGGAATTCTTCCTGCACTAGTATATTTTTTACTATCAGATTTAACTGCCAGAACAAGATACTCCAGTGAAGTTACACATCCACTGATGTATCCTGCTTCATATTGTCCACAGGCATTCTCGTAGTTAGTACTACTATAACCCCAGACTTCAATTCCTTTTTCAATCATACGGCGGGCCATACCTTCACCAGTACGACCTAGACCAATCAAACCAACTTTCATTTTAATCTTCCTTTATTTTTTACAGACCATGTTATCTCCATAGCAATAACCATCAATGAAATAAATCCAAAAACAAATAATCCACTCATCATAATTGTATCTTTAACCAAGGTAACAGTGGTGGTATTACTCCAATGAGTCGAAGTAAACCCTCAGCAAAAAGTGCGAGAACAACCCAACCAACACACATAGAGATAATTCCAGCATTACGATTATGTTTTCGTATGGCATCATCAATCATCTCCTGACATTCTTTTCGTGTTACATAGTGCTCTGGTTTTATTTCATTCATCCTGTGAGACATTTGGCAAATTACTCATAGGGTCTGGTAGTCCTCCCACTATAGCACAGGCTCTCTTATAAAAGAAGTTCTCTGTTGTGCCATTTTCCTCAAATGTTTCTTTGATGATTTTCCAGTTTTGAAATTCGTCGGGATGCATGGTAGAAAGAAAGTGTCTACGATACTATTTAATGTATCAAATTGCTACACTAATAACATTATCAGTATTTCTTAACGGAAGGTGAGAGAGTCGAACTCTCAAGGGCTTTAACACCTCAACGCTTTTCAAGAGCGTTTCCGTCGCCAATCGGATTGACCTTCCTCAAATAATCTTTTTGATTTTGATACGGATGTTCTTGTCCAGACCAGATTTTATATCCCTGAACTAAGTCAGGAATCAACCACTGATCTACCCGATAACAATACTTCCAGTTGACTGGTTGTATACAATTCATAACAACAATTTGGAAAAATGCTGCTAAGTGAATCAAAAAGGTATTCATCATCTAGTTTCAAAATTCAATTTACGAACTTTACGCTTACGTCTTTCCTCTTGATAAAGGAGTTCTTGCGTAGAGAAATGACTATCAATCTTTTCCCTCTTATTATAAGATACCATGACAACCTTGTCTAGATCAATAGCACCAATTTTGTCGTCCACAATACTCATTTGATTGGGGCAACCACAAAACTGAACTTTACTAGAACTAGTTAATTCTTTTTTGCATTGTTTACATCTTACAGTAATCATTGTTCGATAACCAACTTGTCTATTTTTAGAATTTTGTATTTATGCTCTTCCATAAATGTCATCTAATCGAATAATATCTTCTTCTCTACAATCTCCAATCTGAGTTTCAATAAAGACCAGAGCGTCCTTTCCAGCAGAAGCACGATGAACTGCTCTACGTGGTATGTACCAAAAAGTATTTGGGACTGCTTCATGAGTTTCATTATCTATCTCAACAAATCCAGATCCACTAACAACAGTCCAGTATTCTGATCTATACTCATGATATTGTAATGAAAATTTTTGTCCAGGATTAACTACAATTCTTTTGACTTTATAATCAAATTCATCAAGCAGAACTTCGTAGATTCCCCATGGCCTTTCACATATCATGACTAAACTTTTTAGAATACTCTCTCATTATATATTCACCATAAGATAAGTTTTCATCTTCACGTCTTTTACAACTACCAACACCACAAAAACCACAGTTTTTTCCGGGGATAATGTAATTTTTTACAATGTTTTTATAAGTTGCTGCAGGAGTTTTGTCATACAAACTTCTAACATCTACTTTATTATATGCAAGTAAAGTTAAAGTATTAATGACAAAACTCATTTGACCATAATGAGGAATTTTATTGACGTTACAGAAATCAAGGTACAGATTCCTATCTGTCTCATGCAAACTATACAAAACAGAGTAAACACTACCAATCTTATGTTTTAATTCATTAGACTTAAAGAGATCTGCAACATCAGTAACTTTAGATTTTGAATTGATATCAGATATTGAATCTTTATCCCAAGGAAAATTCCAATCATTCTGAATCATATAGTCCAAAAGATTTCTTAGTTCAACTGCATTTGAGTCATTAACATAATTTATTCGGCCATCAGGATAATCAACACTTAGATAATATTGTTCATTATCTTTATCAATCGTCTCATAACCAAATACTTCAATGGCAGACATTTCAAATCTACCCTCATCATACAAGTTCTCAAGAATATTAAGTTCCTTTATTCCACATGCGCCAATCCAATCTGTGAAATGCGATTGATATTTTTCTTGGAATATTCCAGTCTTATTAGAAAAAACTTTTTTCGATACACAGTTCCCAATATAAAAGACATCAGACTTCTCTATCAGATTATATTCATCCGACATTTGCTCTGGTTGGATATGGTGATACTTATATGGTATTCCTACACCCTTGTAATAAGACTTACTACCTTTACAAACTCTACCATCAACATATTCAATAGTATCATTCAATTCTATTGAATTGATAACCTTTCCGTTTTTATCATGAACTAGTATATCCATATGGGAGATATCGGGATCGAACCAATGACCTATTCGGTGTAAACGAAGTGCTCTACCGCTGAGCTAATCTCCCTGAAGCGGGTGACGGGAATTGAACCCGTGACATCTGCTTGGAAGGCAGAGATTTTACCTCTAAACTACACCCGCAATGTTGGAACACCGTCCAGTCAAAAAGACCTGATAGTGAATTAGAGGGCACAAAAAACCCCAACCAACGTATGACAACCATCGAAACAATTGTCAACTCCCCTTCCTGGGATCGAACCAGGGACCAAACGATTAACAGTCGTTAGCTCTACCGCTGAGCTAAAGAGGATTGTTTTCTTCTTTTTTTGTTTTAAAGTAGAGTTTATAATACCTCTTCTTTATTTCATTAATGGTGTTCATGTCATCTTCAAATCCCATATACTTAAGATGTTGATAAGTACCTTCCATCTCACTTATAAGTAAGAGAAGATTGACTCCCGTTACAGGTCTTCCACCAAAGGCATATCTTTCAAATCTTGATAAATCATCATTAGGAAAAAGTGATTCCATAAAGAAAAAAAGATAACAGGCCTACCAGGACTCGAACCTGGGATAACCGCTTAGAAGGCGGTGGTTATATCCACTTAACTATAGGCCCAAGCAATTGAAGAGAAATTAACTTCTTTCTATCCCCTCAGTAAATTCATTATACTCCTCTTCAGAAATTTCGTCAAGAGAAACAATTTCTAAATCTTCTTCCGGTTCAATCCATTCATCAAACTCTGCCATAATTGCAAATTGATCGTAAATTCTTTTAGCACCTTGCGTATTATATTCTTGGACTTTATCAACAGCCCATTGACGAATATGCAAAACGACTTGTTCAGTCTCCATCATAATAGTCTTTTCGGAAGTATCTGCTGAGGATGTTACTATTGTAGTAGGCAGGTCCTCCAGTGTCAAGTGATTCGGTAAGGACTCCATGTGCAAAGAGTTGTCTTGTTTCTTCAAAGTTTGTTTTGCCACCTGTTTTATGTAAAGACAGGATAGTTCTACTAAAGTTCTGTCTACCCAATTTGTCAATGTCCGCTTTAAGTTCTGGACAAGACCCATAATACTTTCTCCAATCAGATTCAGATTTTACTTTTCGTTTCTTTCCTTTAGGCGTTCTATGCTGCCAAAAATACTTTCGCCCAATGTATTGTCGTTGGTCTGTGAGATTGGTAATGTTATAAACAAAACCGTAGTTGTCCCGAATAAGGCTACCATCAAAGGGAGTACCCAAATAGACCCATGGGTTTTCATAATCAGTATCGATACTCATCAATAATGTTTAATAC